AGGAAATATGTCTTGCTTGTTTAAGTTTATTTTACTTATGTCACCAATAGAAACCGTATTAGTAAATTCCGTACCTCTTAATTGTTCTTCTATTGTTGAGGTTAATTGGTAATATCCTCTTATTCCTTGTTGGCTCATTTAAAATTCTTTTTAATTCTTTTTGCTTCTACTTCTGATTTGTCTTTCATAAACGATAGCATCATAAAACATTCGTGTACTCCTAATTTAGTGATATCTTCAAATCTTGTAATGTCTCCTTTAGCGAGGCTATAAAGTGATGAGTACCATCCCCACTTGCTTGTGAATTGAGATACTGTGTCAAGGCTTGTGTTTCCTCCTTGTCCAAATAGTTCGTCATAGTTTTCGATAAGTCTATCCCTAAATTCCACAAAAAAAAAACTGATGATATTACCGCATCCATTGGCATATCTAATAACTCAACTTCTTTCCCTAACTTGTATTCTTCAATGCTATATTTATCTTTTATTTTAGCAAGGATAGGTCTGTATAAAACATTCATAGCTTTTTCTATATTATCCCAATCACCAATAAAGGTATCCAGATCAATATACTCACCTAATGTTAAATCATCTAATTCCGGATGAAATCCATACTTTACTTTTCCGATCTGGAAGCTAGTAACCAACTTTGGTTTTTCTTCAAACAAATCATTTAATATTGTAGTTATCTCATTGCTATCTTGCACTTTTAACAACATAACATTTCCCAGCTCCACATTGCAAAATATTTCAATCATTTTTGCATTCAAGAAATTTAAGTCTTTTTCGTTTTCTTGAATTTTCAAGAACTTTTTATATTGCCTTAATGTAATATCTTTTAATGATGTTGGTATTTTAATCTTCACATTCATACTTATATAACGTTTTTAAAATGGTTTTTTATAGTAAGTAAATATAATAAAAAAAGGCACACCATTTCTGATGCACCTTTTACTCAAAACTAACTTACTTAACTATAACATACTCGCTTCGTGGCAAGTTCCCGAACATACTCCAGGATTATCTATCTCCGCACCACATTCACTGCACTCATAATCTTTATACTCCGGTGGGCTATACCAATCCATAATATTCTGTTTTAAGTTTACCATTACGGTAATGTTCTACAATAACACCAGTTGATAAAGGTACTACCTTATATGGTCTGATGCTTTTCTTTACTAAAATTCTGTTTATTAATTTTTTCATATCTGTTTTATTTATTCTTCTATTTCTTCAAATACTGCGTGTTCTAAACAATCACCACATAATTCATCACTTAAATAAGATGCTTCTGCACCGCAACAATTACTGTATTCCATTTATGTATATATTTATAGCATTTAATACAATTATAAAAAATGCTATGATTATTACTATTATTATTTGTGTTTTATACTTTTTCATTCTTACAAGATTGCATCCATAATATAAGATAGTTAGCTGCTTGTCTTTTGTCGAACCCAAATTGTTCAACTAAATAAGATGATGCTCCAAACATATTTGTTATTCCGCTATCTCTCAAAAGATTTAAGTATCCAAACACATCTTGAATTTCTTTGTTTATTTCTTCTGCCATTTCTTTGCTTGTCATATCTGTTTTGTTTTTGTTAATTTACATAAAAACTAGCATTGTTCTAAACATCTGTTTATACCTCTAAGCCTCATTCGTTTACAAACTCGGTCAATAGCCACATACGATTTCATTTCTCAGTATCTTTCAACTGCGCCCTACACCTCGCTTGGGTATGCTATCTTTTCACAGCGCCTGCTATAACTATATTTTCTCTAGTACCTCCGAAAGTACGTTTATCATCCGATAACACTTATCAATAATAATACTCGCTTACAAGTTGTGCGTTTTGTCTCCTTGAGTGAATTGCCTCCGCTAGTTAATATGTAAAAGAACTTAATTAATATACTGCAATATACAACTTTATTAACATATAAACAAATTTATTTTAGTGTAAAGCATATTTTCCAAAGTTAGGCCTACTTAATATTGAGTAAGTTGCGTAACGACACGGGTCAATAATATGGTTGTTTTTATCCTCAGGCGTATTAATTAGCATACCTGTTTTATCCTCTTTCCATTTGTAGTTTCTAAACTCGCTTATGGCATTTGTTGAGGTAGCTAGTATATGTATCTTGTACCTTTTAAGCAAGTCAATACCAGCGTTTATACTATCCCTACCTTTTATGCTAGGAAATATATTATTGCCCATTGCACGCAGTTCTGATATTAACCTAGGCTCTGCGCTATCAGCGTAAATAGGTTTACTAGTTAAATTCTGTTCCTTTAAAAAATTATTTATATCCCTAGTCGTCATTTGTGTTCTATATAAATGTTCTTGGATATATAAGTTGTGGCCCTGGCTGTAAACAGATACAAAAGTGGTGGGGTCATTCGTGTAACCAAAATCCATTCCGTATGCAATAAGCTCTGCAAGTTGTGGTATTTGATTAACCTCAACATACTTAAATATTGTACTCCTACTAGCGGCCCTTTCCCCTAGGCCGTATATTTGCCAGTATTGCTCGTCAGTATCTCTAAGGCGTTCTATTTCGTTTATTATAGATGTTTCAATAAAAGGGTTGTCTAAATAAGTTGTTTTGTAAAACACACAATCCTCCCTAGGTATTAATTTATCATATATCCAGTGGTACTCATCTGATGGGTTAAAATCTAATATAATTCTATCCTGGGTTCTAAAAAGTAATTGCTGCATATCTTCATAGTACAACTCATTACCCTCGTTAACAAACAGCAAGTCCCTTTTACGGCCCCTTATCTTTTGTGGCTGGTCTAAGGATATAAATTCAACTAGGTTTCCAAACAAGTGATATTCTGAATTGGACTTATTGTGGTACTGTTCACTATAGCAGTTATACTTTTGTAGTATTGCCATAAAATCCCTCATAACAGTTGCCCTTAAACTTGGAAATGATTTACGGCATATAGTTACAATTTTATCATTGTTGTTTGCACAATAGTTAAATATTACCCATAAAAGTATATTGTAAGTTTTACCTGACCTTGTACCACCTTGCTCAACTACAATTTTTTTATCTGTATTGGCTAAATGCTTATATACTATATTAGTCTGTATCTTCGGTTTTGTCAATTATTTCAATTTGAAAGTTAGTAGGCATACCATCGGCCCCAGTTATTTCCTGTCGTTCTATATAGCCCCTTTTTTTGCCTTTGGTTTTTAAATAAAATATTGTAGCCGCTGTTGAGTTGGCAGATATTTGTTTGTGTAATTGGCTTTCCGCAAAGTCTAAGGCAACGTTTTCTATTTCATTTACAGCACTTGCAAACACCTTATCTTCTTTTAGCCACTTGTAATATGTGCTCCTAGGTATGTCAGCCTTTTTACATGCAACAGTAACAACACCCAAACTTTGCTCTAGGGCTGCAAGTAAACTTTCCTTTTTTATGTGTCTATCTTTGTTCATTGTTTTTTTTCTTTTGTGCTTCTTTTTCTTCCGTTGTAGGGTTAAACCTTTTGCGTTTTTGTTCGTTTATATATTTATACCTTTCAACCAGGTTCATACTTCTAATATCTTTACTCATGATTTTGTACAAATAAATTAAATGGTTGTTTTACACAACTTGATAACTCAATATAGGTTTCGTTATGTTCTGGGAATGTATGTATTGCAAAATGACTTTCGCTTAGTAAAAACAATGCAGTGTAACCAAATGGCTCAAAATGCTTTTCGGCTACGTCTAACACATTAAAACCGCTTTGGCTTAGTAGTTTATTATATTTCTTTTTTAGTGCCTTAGGGTTTGTTTCATTAACCCATACTGCGTAATTATATATTTGTGCTTTCATCTAAGTTTGTAAAGTTTAATTTTTTGTAATTGTTTTTTATGTTTTTTGTATTGCCTTTATAAAACACTAATACGTTTTGATGGCACTTACCAATTTTTCTGTTTGTCATATAGCGGCCCACACGTTGAGGCAAAGTACCTAGGCTTTCCGCTATTATCATTTCGTTATATATTTGCACTCCATTTTTGGCAAATATGTTTTTTATATCATCAGGAAACCCATAGTAAAAACCTTTTTTATTTCTAATATCCCCGACCACAATAACCGCAAACCTATCTTCTTTTAAACACTTTATGGCTCCAGTAAATGCTTTGTCTATTATTTTTAAAAAATCCTCATAGCTTTCCTGGTTACTTGCATCGTTTTCTAACTCAGAGTAAACTTCCAAGTCGTAGTATGGCGGACAACTAAATAATAAATCTTGGCTGCCAACTGGTATGTGTTTTAATACATTTACACCATCATCACAAATGTATTTACTCTTACTGCCTTTTAACCTTTTATTGTTTAAGTCGGCTTGCTCTTGCCTTAATTCTATTCCAGTAAAAGTATTCCCCAGGGCATCGCTAACATAACCAAAAACACTATCCCCAGCAAAACAATCAAACGTATTACCTTTATCAATACCAAACCACCTATTTGATATTTCTGCCAATACCGGGTCAAGTATGCTTACACCATTATTTATATCACCCATTAATTCGCTTTCGGATAATGTTCCCTCTCTTGTTTCGCCATTATCGCCAATTAAGTTTTTCCAATAACTTTTCCTATCAACCCAGTAACCTTGCTTTGTATCTAATATGCTAAATGGTGGTATTATAAATATGTCATGCAGTTTGTTATGTTCTTCTTTTTCTGCTGGTTCCTCCTCAAACGGAAAACCATCTAGGCCCCATTCCTCTAATTGTTTTATATCCCATTCATTAGCTAGTATATCCCAATCCCATTCTCCAAAACCTACATTGTCTTTTACTATGAACTCTTGTTGCTGTTCCTCTGTAAGTTCATCGGCCTTTAATATATACACTTCTTTTAAACCAGCTTGCTTACATGCCTTTAAACGCATATTGCCACCCAGCACAACCATATCGCTATTTACTACAATAGGGCGTAATTTTAGCATTTGTGGAAATTCTTTTATAGACTTTACTAGCTTATCAAACTTATAGTCTTTTATAAACCTTGGATTGTTTTCGTTTGGTTTTACTTTACTAATTTTTACTAACTCCATATATATAACGTATTTAATTTATTTTTTTACCCAGCTTTAAATTTAGCAGCTTTTCCTTTATAGCTTTTCTTTTATCGCCTTTTGGTAGTTTATCTAATAGTTGCTGTAACTTTTGTATTAATTTTTTTTTGCTTATGCCTGTTTGCATAAAATGCCATTCGGGTTTTATCATGTAGAACAATTTATAATTTCATATTCGTTTTTAGGCTTTTGCCAGTTAAAAGATTTTAATATTAATGCCGCCCTTTCATCATATACTTGCATTTGGGTTTTGTTTAAATCTCTATATAGTATTTCATTTTCAGTAAAACCTGATTTAATTTTTTTTCTTAATTCCTTTACCTCACTTAATTGCTCTTCGTATTTCTTTATTTTATTATTGGCATTGTTATATTTTTTTTTAATTTCTTTATATTGATTTAACAACCTTTCCAATTTTGGTAATTCCTTATAATCTGCATCAGGGCTTATTTCAAAATAACTTTCAAGTGTATTAAAATATTCTTCCCTATATGATTTATAAATTTTAAACTTTTTTAAAGCATGTATTACAGTTGCATGGTCGTATGTTTTTAATTTTGGTTGTGTTCTTATAAATGCAGATATAGCACTTGGCCCTAAGTCAAACTTATTTTTTAATAAATGACAAAAAAAAGCTCTATGCTCTACAATGTTTCTTGCTCTTGTTTTTTCAAATATATCTACTCCAGTAATTGATATTAGCAAATCACTTATTTCTTTTGGTGTTTTTAATATCGGTATGTCTATTTTATTTTTTTCCATTGCTTTGTAGTTTTTGTATATATAATGCTGCATCCATCAGTTCTTCTTTTAGGTGCTGCAAAAAATCATCATTGTTATTATCTTGTAGTGTTGTTTTGTATTTGTCTATGCCTACGCAACTTCTTATGTCAAATTCTCTTTTTAAATCTTCTACTATTTTATCTTTCATATTAAAATAATTCAGTTTGTTTTATATTTGATTTTCTTATTATTCCTAATGCTGTTTCTAATATTGTTTTACCAGCTTCATAGTCTACCAGGTTTCTTGCTATTTTGTTTAATACTTGGCTTCCTTTATATTTCCTAAAATCATAATCGTGAAATTTACATAATTTATCTACTTCGTTTTTTGCTTGTGACATACCATCAAAATGTCTTTCACTTAATTTGTTAGGTAGTTTAAAGTTTGTCCAATATAAATGTCTATCTCTTTTAATAGGGTTAAACATTGGTTCATAATATGCAATTACATTTTCAACCACATATTTACCTTTACAATGGTGTTGTAAAAATATTATTTCTTGATACAATTTCATATCTGGGTATGTTGGGTTTTTGCCATTAGCACCAAAGCCCCAATATCTTGCTCTGCTATGTGTTGGACAAGGTGGTGATGACCATATAAAATCATATTCTTGGTAATGGTCTAATAAATATTGATGTGCATCTGCAACTATAACTTTATCATTAGGAAATCTTTCTTGGTATAGTCTCGCAAGTTCCGCATCTAATTCTACAGCAGTAACATCTACATCTGCAACTTCATCCCACTTGTATCTGTTTCCGCCTAAACAAGCATATAGGTTTAATATTTTCATTCTGTTCTTAATTTTAAAAGGTTATAGCACTCAGTATATTTTAACCTAGCTTTGCCTTTGTAATGTTTTTTAAATAATGCGTATAACTTCCTAGTGTATTGGTATTTTGTTTCACAATCTACAAAGTATTTTTCCGCAAACCTTTTTCCTTTGCCTTTAAAGTAGTTTACATTGTCGGCTGTATCGCCCTCAATCATTTGTGAGTAAAAGTTAAATATAGCTTCTTCTTCTGATATATCTAAAACAACCTGGTGTTTAAAATGGTAATTGTACATCAAGCACGGGAACTGTTTGTAATCTTTATCTATGCTGACTATCATAACCTCATTCCTACCTACCTCATCACTAATTTGTTTCCAATACCTAGCAACCATATCATCTGTTTCAATACCATACCCATAAATACTATCGTACTGGGTTTTAACGTACTCATGCATATCGTTTAATAGCGGAGGCAATACTTGTTTTTTCCTATTAGCTTTATACTTGCTGGTTATTAGTTTTCTAAAATTACCTTTTGAGCCACTAAATGTCAATACCTTATCAATAGTATATCTGTCCTCCAAGTCATTAACAATTTTCATAAACTGCTCATCAAATTTATGCCTGGCATCTACTATATCTTTGTAGTATATATCATCATCAGGGTTTTCCCTTTTACGATAGCAACTTGCAAAAATTAAGCTATCTGCATCTACTAATAAAATCATAATGCTTCTTTTATCATTTTATGGTGCATTGCTTGTTGCTTCTTTTGTTCTTTAGTTACCATTCTAATTATTGATGGTAAATCCCTAAAAAGCTGGTCTACATTCATTACAAGTGTTTTGTCATTATTATAACCAAAATATAATTCTCCATCACTACACCACAAAGCATCTGTTTCATATATGTAGGTATGTGATTGCGCTTCCTCTAATTGTGATTTTAATATCTCAACTTGTGCTTCTAATTTTTCTATCCTGTTATCTTGTCCCATTTATCTATTGTTATGTTAAGTCTTAAATAATTTCTGTTCTTAGTTTCTTTTACCTGGTAGTTAATCGATATGTCTGATATAGATGTGTCAGCCTCTGTATAAAACTCTATTTGTTTTTTAAGTTTTTCCCAGGCCGCATCATTAACCTTCATTTTTAATAAGGTTTAAGTTCATATAATTGGCCACATAGTTTATATGCTTTTGCGTTGTCATGCTCCAATAACCTAACTGGTGTAAATTACAGCCATCTATTTTTGCAACTATTGTAGTATAACTCCAAACGTTGTTTCCTTGTATTCTTAAATTCTGTTTGTACCTTGGTAATGTTCTCATCTGTTTTGTTTTTAAATTAAAGTTTATTTCCGCATAAAGGGTACATTCTAGTATAAAATGCTTGTCCTTTTTTTATTTTCTTTTTACTGCTAAATATAATATCTTCGGCCGCAACCTCATCTATCCTACCATAGTAGCCTATTTCTTCTCTGTCGGGTTTTTCTAATATAGTTGAGCCTATATACTTATCGTCAATCATGTATTCTAAAAAATACCCTAGTTTTTCAAATTGTGACATTTTGTTTTGTTTTGGTTAATATACCACAATATAACATTTATTAACTTATTAACAAAATTTAAAAAGGGTCAATATTAATATTTATTCTTACAGCATCATTTTCTTTTAGCAAATAAACTGGCTTGTGTAACCTTTTTTTGGTATAAACACTTGTATCGGGACAGTACTTTGTTACCACCTTTGGCAGCTTTAAAGTATTAAGGTAATACATAAAGTTTCCTTTTGGGTCGTTTACAAAAAATATCTTTACAATATCCTTATCTAACTCCATAAGTGCATCATGCTTTTCTTTTTCTAGCATTTTTTCCTCGTAGTACTTTGTTCTAAATTTCATTTCAATTACACAATCAACACCTTTACTTGTTTTGCCCTTTGCATCGTATCTTGTGTTGCCAGTGCCACAATGTTCCAAATCCCAGCCATCAAGGTTTAATAAAAACACAACAGCTTTTTCCCACTCATTTATTTTTTTACTCTCCATTATCCCAAATTATATTTAACTCTTTTATCCAAGATTTAATTTTTGCTGGGCTGCATGTACAGGGTCGGTAATATTTATGATTATAATATTCGGCATGCAGCGAACAAATTAATTTATACTCAACATCTGATAGTGTTTGTTTTTTTACTTCCCTAAACTGTGTCCATATTTTAAAATCTTTTTTACTAAATTTTACCATCGTTCTATTTTTATTTCGTTTAACTTTTTTCTTCTTTTATTGCAATTACACTTAGTTCCCCAATGGGTATGATATTTATCTACTAGCCATTTTATACCTGTATATTTTGTAATGTAATGTATTATATTTCCTATTTTCATTTTAATTCATTTATTGGTATTATTATTCCTTTACTAGCCATATTATCGCCACCTTTTTTATCTCTATCTGTATTAAGATATTTTCTGCATTTTGCTTTTAAATCATCTGTTTTTAATATATAAAGCTCATCTAAATATATATAATAGTATTTAGCCTTTGTCGTTGCTATGCCGCTGGGCTTTCCATTACAAAAATACTCCACATAAAAGTTTCCAGTTTTTTTATACTGAGCATCGCTTTTTACCTCAACACCAATTTTTAATTCAGGTATATATATATCCCACTCTTTATAATACCCATCTATTATATGGGCTTTTGGATAATCTTTTTGTATTAATTTTAATGCCTGGTTTTCATATATTTTCCCAGTTGCTAAATCTTTTTCAAACTTTTCCCTCATAGCAATTTTTTAAGTTTGGTTTTTACCTTTTTATAAGTGTTGTATAAAGAGTAATAATGTATTTTGCTTTTCCTAGAAAACTCAGCAATGCTTTCCCCCTCGTTTATAATCTCAAATACTTTTCTATCGTACCAATACATTTTAGATAACTTTGCCTGTATTTTTTCGTATGGCTCATTATAATCTATATCCGTAGTTGTAAGGTGTAAATTATCAAGTGATACCATATTAACCTTTTGCCCTTTCCTTTTTAAATCATAGAACAATGTTTGTAGTGTTTTAAATATATAATAGTAATTTATTTCTTTTTCGTTGTACATTATATCCAAACCCTTTTCTACTTTAAGCTGTATTTTATAATACATTTCTTGTACAATATCTTCAGCCACCTCTTTATTACAACCAAAGCTTGAAACTATTTCTATCCATTCTTTATGCTTTGCAGCAACCAAAACCATTGTTTTTTGTACCATGCTATTTTAAAGGGTCATATAAATTATCTACTATTGTTGGCAATCCTTTTTCGTTTACTTGAAAACTAAATGTTTCAAAACCATAGCCCCTACTCCTTCCACATTTAACTGTTACCCAATCTTTATTTACAGTGTTCGCTTCCAGACTTATAACTACTTCCGCCTTTTTTTCTAAGGCACTTCCAAGGTGTCCCGTTCCCAGCTTTTGGCTGCCATAGTTTTGATGTATAACATTTATTATATGGCAATTATACTGGGTACTTATTCTCATTAATGAACTTACTAATTGGTTTGTTTGTTCTATATTATTTACATCTGCCAACAAATCTGCAACGCCATCTACAATAACCAAAGAGGGCTTATCTATTTTTTCTCTTAGGTAGTACTCGATAAACTCCAAACGTTCCTTAAAACCTATTGTCCGCAATGCAAAGGTATGATATTTATTTGCTGGTATGTTGTTGTCCATATCAAGCGGTCTTCTAAATACTTTGGCTGCATGCCAATCGCCTTGTTCTGTATCAAAATGTATTAAATCTCCATCGCCCCTATGGCCTTTAATTTTACCACCATAAATATTAGTTCCGCTTAAAAATGCGCTTGCAAGTAATGATACAAAAAACGTTTTCTTAGTCTTTGGCGGGGCTGTGATAACAGATAGATTGCCAAACGTACCCAATGCAATAGGTACTATCGTATCGCCTTTATCTGATTGTAAAACCTTTTCGCCATAGCTTAAACATACGGGAGGATATTCTAATTTTTTTGTTATGTCTATAAAACAATCCTCCGCGATTAATTCCATATACATATTCTGTTCTGTCTCTTTTTCTGTCATTTGTTAAATGTATAAAAAAAAAGGTGTAAGTTAAAAACCCACACCCTTTTTAAATTTAGGCTAATTAAAATGGTAAATCATTACCAGCTTTTTCTGTAACTGGCTGGTCTTCTCTTTCCGCCAAGGTTATTTTATCATCAGTCCAAACTACCTTTCCGTTTCCTAAGTAGGTTTTGGCAACCTTTGCTTCTCTTTCTTCTTTTGTTTGGCTATCAATAAAAGCAACGTTGTTTCCGTACCTAGTTTCATCGTTTACCGATATGGTAAAATTATACCAAACACTTCCGTTTTTTCCCTTTACAAATTTCTCCTTTGGGAGCTTTGCGATGTCTATACTTCCGTTTATTATTGCACTCATAATTTAGTTTTTATTTATTAATTTTTGGTAATTTTTGGTCTATATTAAATTTAAAAAATTTTACTGATGGGTTTCCATCTATATAATAATTCCATGCCTTTATACTCATACCTAATATCCAATAAAAATTTAATGGTTCTCTTTTTATTTTTGCATTTATTAATTTATTGTATAAATAGCTTGTCGCTGTTCCTTCTGTTTTTGATAAACCGCAAAGGTGTTTTATAAATGTGTAAACATTATCTGATGGATTTTTTCCACCTAACATATATGCAATTAAAGATAAATTTGTTGTAGTTAAAACTTTAAATGAAGATTTATTATATATTGAGTTTATATTGTTATTTATGTTTACTAACCAATTATGGTTTTTATTACAGTATTCTAGTACCTGTTGATTTGTAAGCGTTTCTATTCTATTAGTTGTACTTGTTTTTGCAGTTTTACTCCCTTTATCTACATATTTATATATAGTTTTAATTAATGCAGATAATTTGGTTGATTGCTTATAACCATTTATATTAAGTACATCAGCTGAACTTCTATTTTTACCAGTATCGTAGGTTGCCATAGATTTTATTTCAACACCTTTAACAACTGGTATGTGATATGATTTGCCTGATTTAATTATGGCCATTAATCTATGTTGCCCATCTGTTAAATGCATGTTCTTATCAAATACTATGCTCTCCCCATTTTCTATAAACAAACCTTTTTCCATTTGCTGAACTAAAAACCTAATACTTCTTTCAGAATGCTTCCTGTTTTTTGTATTATAAGTTAAATAGTGTTGTGCAATCTCTGGAGTTATATACACCAAAGATACTGTTAAATCTGTTTGCTTTTTTGTTACATAATTGTAACTTACATTGTTTAATACTTCTGTTCTCATTTTGTTAATTATTTAGTTATTATTTACTCTTTTTAAAATCATCGCTTTCGTCTTCGCCAAACACTCCCAGCTCATAAAAACCAGTAAGCTTTAATACGCTTCTAGATAAGGCCCTTTTTTCTGCCATTTCCATTACATACCAACTGTTGCAATTACCATCTTTATAATTAGCACCTTTTAAAGCACTTCCAAAGGTTTGTATTTCAACACCCTCTTTTTTTGCATTTGCTTTTACAACCGCAAAGTTAGGTTCACATTTTACAACATCGTAATTAATTGCAATGTTTTCTTTTGCTGCGATTTTCTCGATACCTTGTCTTGTGATGATAATATAATGCTGGTGTTTATACACATCGTTTTTATCGAGGTTATACTTAATGTAAAGTTCCTTTAATTTATCTCTGTCCATTTTGTTTATATATTTGTGATACTTCTATTTGTGCTTGTAATTCCTCTATCCTATTTGATAGTGCTTCAACTCTAAATTTGTATTGCTCAATAATACTTTGGGCCGTTTCTTGTGAGTAACTTGTTCCCATTATTGTATATTGTATAAGGTTGATTTTGTAATGTCTAAATCTTTGCTTATGTGAAATTGTGCAAAGGCATCTTTGTTTAAAATTGCTCTTTTTAAAGATTGTTCCAAGTGTTTAATCTTCTTTTTTAGGTCGTGTTTTTGTGTTCTCATAACTGTTTTGTATTGATTAATAATACCCAAATATAAGAAAAAAATGTTAATAAGTAAATAAAAAACAAAAAAAAGGGCCTTGGCATTATAAAACCAAAACCCTTCCTATTAACAAAACAGAGATATCAAATGTAGTCTTTTAAAAACTATCTACCAAATTTTTATAATGTTTAATCATATCTTGTAACTCATTGTTTGTAAACTTTACTATTTGCTTTGCTTTAATATGTAGTTCTTCGGAGGTGCCATCGCCATATTTTTCATCTAAATACTTTGAAAAAAGAAATTGTTCTCCATATCTAAAAACATTGCATCCAGCACATTGTACCTGGCAATTCTTTTCAATCCACCTAGTAGCATAATGCTTTCTACTTTGAAAGTGTCCGTTTTGTAATTTTTTCCAGTGGTCTATTTTGCCACATGTAAAGCAAGTTGCATTACCTAAATCATCTGCTTCCTTTAATCTTATGTACTGGCTAAAAACTGCGTCTAGCTTTTTTACTATTTTGCTTCTGCTAGGTTTTTTAGATGGCATTATCTATAACTTCTATAATGTTTCTTAACTCACTTCTTTCAAACTCCCCTAAACTTATATCATTTACGATTAATAAATAATAATCTTTTCTTACTGCAATACATTTTGTGTTTTCCATTTTTTTTCTAAATATAAAATTAATAACTTTACAATTTTTAATTACTTCAAATATATAAAATAAAATACTATAAAAGGAAATAGTAATATATACCTAAAAAAATATATTAATAGTAAAAATAATACTAGTAAAATATTAAAATTAAGAAACCTGGAAAATATCTTATTTAGTTTTGGAAATATAATTGTATTTTTCTATCCCCCTACTCCCGAAATATGCCAAATAGGTTGTTATTAATAAAGATTTAAGCAAATCTATCCACTCAATACTCACACCAAAATCAATGTTTAAGCTATCCATAAGAATTAAACACCAGGTTGATATGGTTAAAAATATAAGCATCATTGGTCTCACATTTTTACTCAGCCAACTATCACTGGCCATATCAGAACTCCAACGTTTCGATACTTCCTCCATTTCTGCTATATCCATTTCAAGCAGTTTTAAGGCTTCTTCTTTGTCTTTTGGTGTGATAGCTTTGTCATTACTTATAAGTCCGCCTAGCAGCTTTAAAACACCAGCATCGGGAATTATATCGCTTGCTGCATTTAATAAGTTTGGGGCCGCTTTTGCTAAGAACTTTCCAACCCTTGTATCTTTAAACTTTTTTTTACTTTTTTTTTCTTCCATTGTTCTTATTCATTAAATACCATTTATGAGATGTGTATCCGATAGTAAGTAAAAGCAAAATAATCTTTAATACTATATCTATATTTGTCATTGAAAATAAAAATGTACCTAAATTTATAAGCAATGTTTTGTAATCTGTTATCATTTCTTATTTATTTGTTTATTGCCTTAAATTAAAGCATTATTAAAGTATTTATAATTTCCAACTTCTTTTATTATCAATACTTGTTTTCTGTTTTTTACACTGTTAAAAGATACATGCAACCACTTTGGGTTTCTTTTTCCATACTCCCATATAAGCTGGTCAAACTCTAAGTTATCTTTTATGTAATTAAACATTTCTAAGTTAGTTTTGCAACCCATACTTGTTATGTCTATTGCCTGGCCTTTTAAATGGCTGCTGGTTTTACTCCCACCAATACCAATGTTTAAATCTTCTGACCTAAAAAAACTGTTTACTTTTATTGGCCCACCAACCCATTCTCGTAATGGCTCAAAAACTTCTTTTGCTACTAATTGCATGTTTTCTAATTGCTCATCGTTTGGCTTGTTTTCTATTTTATGCTTTTTTGCATAGTTAGAATTGGTTGCTTCTTTATACGATATGTGTTTGCTTATCTTTTTCATATTTTCTTATTGCGGTACTTCTGCGTTTCTAGGGTAACCATAAAAACTATGTGCTGCCTCAACTGGGTACACCATAAAAGAGCCAAAGTCTAAATCTAAACTACTCATTACATCGATAGCAAAACCATCATAGTAAACTGCTGGTGTAATTATATTACCATCTGCATCATAGGTAGCGGGTATCTTTACAACCTTACCGATATAAACAACGGCTGCCGTATCTTTTGCAAATACTATTTCGCCATCAGTTTCAACTAATACACCAATACTTAAAAGGTAGTCTTTGCCCTCTTGCTCGGTTGGAAAATTTGTCTTGTAAATATTCATATCTTTATTTATTATATTGTTGTTAAATTTATTAGTTCTGCATCTGATAGTGCTTTTGGATAATATTGTAGGTCTTTAGTGTTACCAAAGAAAGTTGCAATTCCATTACTATCAAAATCTAATTGAGTTAAAGTTCCTATTGGAAAAGTTATACCGCTTGTGTCAGTAATTACTTTTGTTCCATTAATCCAAAGAGCAAAATTGTTTTTAGCATAAGAAATGGCTATTTTGTTAAAGTTAAGTATATCGTATGAAGTATTACCGTTAAAGGCTTGGGTAACTCCCCCTACTTGCACTAACATTCTAACCTCATTACTTGACGACCAATATCCAATAAAAACTCTGTTTGAATTACTGCCATCTGAAAGTTGTATAACTCTATTTGTACCATCATTTGCTAGCGCACTAATCTCTGCATACAATACACCTTCCTCGCTGTTTATCTCTGGTGTTGCGTTTATACAAGTCTCTTGGTTTCTTGTGGTCTGTGAGCCATTAGATGGGATATACGATGTGGGATAGGATTGAGCCTCTAATTGACCGCCCCAGATGTAGAATGATTGTGCGGGTTGATTTAATCCATAATCGCCACATAATATCAATAAATCTTTGTCTCCAGAATTTTGAGTAAAAGTAACATCATACCTTTTCCATTCAGTTGTCAAAACTACATCTTTCGTGAATGTAGTACCTCTTTGACCGTATAACTTAACCTCATCTCCTTCGTTCTTTCCTTTTAAATAAACACTAAATGTGTGAATTGCAGTAGTATTTGGAGTAACTGCCCTACCTAAATCAAATACAGAATTTACGTTGTTTGTCAAAACACTTACCTCGTAGGCGTTACTGCTATTACTTGGGGATATTTCAACTTCAGAATTTACTTCTGTAGAAGACAACCCGTATGCGGGATTTAATTTAAAATCCTCACTATAAGGAATTAAATTCGTTGACTGCGGCTCTAATAAAAATGCCTCTGCTCCCGTTGAGTAATCTAATCTAGGGGTGTTAGTTGCAGTTATGTATTCTTTTACAGATACATTGTCTATTGATATGCTTGCGCCTACAGCATTAGAAGATTGTATTACAATATTTGTTATTATATCCGTAGCTACAAACATTAATTCATAACTACCATTGCCAAATATATTTAGTTTCGGAGGCAAATCATAAGCTGACCCCGTATTTGCTTTGATTTCTACCTTTGTGCCACCATAATCTATAACATCAATTTTATATAAATACGTTTTACCTATCTCTGTATTTATTTTTTGATAGAATTTAATATAAGAATGAGCAGTATAAAGACTTGCTACTCCATTAGCTATTGTAAGGTTGTTTTGGGCGTAACCATATACTGTCCAGTCACTATCTGTATCAAACCCTCCATTTACCACCAATTCCTCGCCTATCTCATTAGTACTTTGTATTAACCCTTGTGCATCTACGTATGTAGCCTCCGAGCCTCTAGCAAATGTAAACTGCTCTGCTATCGTATCAAAGTCTAAAGTAAATGTTGGGTCTGTTGGTGTTGGGTAAGTAAGGTCGGCAAGTTCTTGGTCGCTTAAAGCCTCTTTCCAAACTGCAAGTGCTTTTGTTTTGCCGAAGAAATCTGCACCAGCCTGCATATCTCCCCTTCTAAATTGTAAGCTATTTAAGTTATTTGTAAAATTCGGAAATAATAGCGAAGATGATACCAAAGCACCATTTCCATAGATATCCATACCATTTGGACTATAACGAAAAGCTAATTTAATAGGGGTTTCTAAAGTTGCAATATTATAATCAAAAACATAAATAGTAGACCCGCCAACATCAACTCTTATTTTTATTTGATTTTCAATATTAATAGGAAAATAAAATCTTATTTGATTTCCGTTAGTACTATCGCTTAAAGAAATAGTTCTATTAACGGTAGCACTCAAACCTTTTAAAGCTGCTATCTCTGCATATAAAACACCCTCTGTGCTATTTATTGTAGCTAAACTACCGCCATTTTTGCATACGTCTTGGTTACGTGTAACTTGACTGCCAGAGGTGGGAATGTAAGATGTTGCGTAGGATTGTTTTTCTAATTGTGCGCCCCAAATGTATGCGCTACCAACAGATGATGTAGCCTCTAATCTTGAAGAATTAGCCGTATCTATTAAAACCACAGCCATATTAGATGGTGTACTCGCAACACTTGTGCTTAAT